GATCAGTGTAACAGAGAATAAGAGCCATCGTGCCTGGGCGACTAGTTTGGTCGACAGTGACAAAGCTGAATCCGGTTTATAGCAGGCCCGCAGACCCGCGACGTGTGTATAGTTAGTACCTCAATGAGGAATGGGGTTTAATCCCATCAGAGAGATGCATCAGAGTGTTTCCACTTCTGGTCTCTCATCACTAACATCACGCTTCCGCGTATTCAGGTTCGTGTATCTAGCTTTCGCACCGCAAACATCCAGCTCGGGGGAACCACTCCCTCCGCCAGATCCAGGGGATCCGCTCTTCACTTCTCGTTATACTCCCCTCTTCAAGGGGGCCACTTCCACGTTCAGTGGGACCAGCACGTGGCTGGAATTAACACTCCATGGGGAGTGCTCGGCCGCATTGAGTAATGCGGCCTTCGGGGGGGGGTAGGGAAACCTGCTCTCCTCCAACTGTCTTGTCAGGTGGCAACAACTCGCTGTCATCACCTCCTGTCGTCACACATACCAAGTCCTCACCAAGTAACTCGCAGTCACTCAGCTCATCCTCAGTATCATCCAGTGTAACGGTACAACCCAGTTCTTGGGCGGTTTCTCTTCCCTCTAAGGACCTCACCCAGCCTGCGCGGGGCTGCGCTCTCGCAAACGCAATGAGTTTCTCATCCGAAACCGGGGAAAGCTTGGCTCTTGAAGCCAGCCTCCGGACACGGTTGTAATGGGACTCATTACTCCTTCGCGTTTCAGAGTAGCAGCCATACCCCAAAAAGGGTACCAGGCCGAGGGGCGGAGGAGCGTCCTCCTCTTCTGGAGATAACCAAGTATAGATATAGTGCCTAGACTTCAGCACAGTACTACACGCAGCCATCCAATTGGCGCATGCCAGCGTAGAGTCCGTGTTCCCGCGGGGGGCATAGATCATGCGATCCCGGGGGTCGGGTCTGGTCAGCAGGTAGGTAGCAATCTTCCTCCCTTCCGGGCTTATCAACTTTACAGTTGTTTCGTCCAAGGGCAGGCCGAGGCCGCCGAGCTGTTCGGGAACCCACCAAGACCGATTGGTCTTCTTGAGCTCCTCCAGATTCTCACGGATAAAGGCAGAAAGCAGTAGTGCTCTCACATCTCCTTTCTCGTACTCAACGAGTTCCCTGGCCTTCGAGCCTAGGGAAACACACCAAGTAGATGAACCTCCGGGCCGAGCACTCTCGCGACCCCATAGACTTGATTCCGTCCTTGCAGACTGTCCGAAGATCAAACTGATCCTCCAAGGACGATTCCGCTTAAAGGAAGCCCCTGCCGAGGGGCGAGTGTAAAACTCAGAATTGACACAGCAGGTGTGCGTGTGTACATAATTCTTTCCAACAGATGGTTTCAAGCCCACCAGGGCCACGGTCGAGGCCCAGAACGCAAAAGGTTCATCCGCCGACATCATCACATCATCACCATTCACCCGTAACGGTAATTCTGCAATGGGTATCTCCAACGAAGGGTCTAGGTAGACTCGGTTGATTGCCGCGTTCAGGACGCAGAGTACTGGGAAAGAAAGATAGGAACCCATCAGCTGACCATTCTTTTGGTCGAAGCTGACGGTCTTCTTGTCTTTTCCTTTGCCAGTGGTATACTCCATAGTATGCCCCACCAACATCTGCTTAAGTCCGATCACGCGCGCGTCTGCACCGATCTCACGGTCATGCTTGTAAAGCCTAGCCGTGATCCGATCGAGAACGTACGTACTCCACGTAGGATCCAGTGTATCAGTTGCACCTTTGTAGTCTCCCGATAGTAAGTATTTTCCAGTCATGATGTTGACATCTTCAATGCCACATGGTCGGCCAGTAAGCCCAAAGGTCGGATGGTTTGGCATCTGAGAGTACACGAGTCTATTCCACGCTTTCGCGCGGAAATAGCTTTGTGACTCTCCGATCGATACCCATCGTACCTTACAGGCTTCCAGGATCGGAGCGATCCTGGCTTTGACCTTCTCGTTTGAAAACTTACCCACTATCGGTGCTGGTTTGCACCTGATGGTCTGGACTCCCTCACGCGGATGGAAATGCATAGAGTGAAGCTCGTCGCCAGCCAAAGGATTATAATAACCCTGAGACTCCACGAGCTCTTGCCACGCACCTCCATCATTCCGCCCTCTCTCGAACGAGGATGAGCAGCTTGGAACAACATCATCATCTTTGTAATGTCGCGGGTCGACAGGCCTGAAGACTTCCCGTACAGTTTTGTCAATCGACTTCTCGATCAACTCATTCAGTAAAGAAAATTCCCTCAAGTCCGTTTCCATTGTCCCATACCACTCCTCGTCTGTCCACTCCCCTTCTATCTTCCTCTCCTTTCTCCTTCCCTCCCTCCACCGGTAGAACCTCTCCTGGTTCACCGGGGGTGGCGTACTTAGCGTTGCTCTGTAGTCGTCGAAGGATGCTTCGACGAAGGACTCTGGTAATTCAACCATGCAGTCTTTCAACAATAACGCACTGTACGCCAGTTGGAGGGCACGCTCTGGAGGGATCTTGCCAAGACCCCCCTGCGGAACACGGCTGCGGAAGAGAGAACGTACTTGTCTACCAAATAGGTATTCATAGTTCTCTCCCTTGTGCCTTGCCGGTAGCGATTCTCCTAGGAGCCTCGCCATCGGCCATGCACAGAACAGCTTCATGTTCTTTTCGAGCACACCCCCCCGACCCAAAGCTAACAGAGATTCACGGACACCTGGTTTCATCAAACCATAATCCTTGGTCACCTGATCGAGGCCTCGTCCCTTTCCAACTGCGGTTTGCAGAAGATAGGACATTGCCTTGATCATGCGATCAATCTCCGTTTTAAGAAAAGCCTCGTGCTTTTCCTCCGGTGTTTTACCACCGACTTTGGGGTTCCTCTTAACAGCGCGCTTGGCTTGCGCGCTGGGTTCCCTACAACCAGTACGGGCGCGGGTCGACATCTTGTCAGACCCACGTCTAATGCTAATATGTTTTGAACGTAACAG